ATTGCTGAGCAGTTGGCCAAAGTGAGCATCAAGTACACTATGGCCGACAAGGATGCTAAGTCCGTTCCTTTCATTTCACTTAGTGAGGCTTCGTTTTTGAAGCATTATGCTGTGTGGGATGAGGAATTGAACTTGTACCGTTCGCCTGTCGAGGATGATTCAATTGCTAAGATGTTGCATACGCACTTGAAGTCCAAGATTTTGTCTGTGGAACAGTCGAGTGCGGAAGCTATTCAGAATGTGGCATTGAAGTATTTTGAGTGTGGTCGAGAGGTCTACACGTCGCGTAAGTTACAGCTTGAAGAGGTTGCACGTGCCGCTGGAATCCAGGGGTACGTAGGACCAATTATGAGCTATGACGAACGTTTGGCGTGGTACCGTGAGAAGTTTGACCTTTAGGTCAACTTCTCGAAAGCCCGCCCTGGGGGCTTCTAATACCGGGGGCCACCGCAACTATGCGTTGGATAAGCTAAAAATAGTTGCTTGTGTTTGATTAACGCACAGGTTGTAGGTTCTGAATTACCTGCAATTTGTGGACAGCTACACAAGTAGTCATTGTATATTGTCGTTATTTAGCGACGGGGTGACGCCCACAAAAATAGCACTGTCATGTTGTCGATTGATGCACCGCACATGATATTTGTACAAATTGCATTACTTTTCTACATAGAATTTTGGAGGACGGTACCCTCAATAAAAATACCGAATTGAACACTACTATGCAAGTTATTCATCGTGTTGAATCGTTTGATGAACTGAATGAGATTGAAATCCTTAGGTTCCGTAACAAAGAACTGAAGGATAAACTTGCAAAGAAATACAGACATGTTTCCCAGCTTGAGAAACGGATTCGTCAATTGGAAAGTATGTTTTTGGTTTCGCAGTCAGGAGTTGTTTCAGATTCTCAACCTCCACCAGGAACAGAGGAGAAGGAGCTGGCTCCTATGACTACAGAACAAATTACTGCTTTTGCTGACCAGGATGCTGGTTGGACTACAGAGAAAGTAGGCTATTATGAGCCGACAATGGATCTAGCGAAAAATACTGATAGTGAATTGGGCAACTTTCTTGGACGCCCTATTCGTCAATCAGCGCAGACCTGGGTTGTTGGCCAACCTCTCTTTTACAAGTTCAACCCTTGGAAAGCATTTTGTGAGAATTCGTTTGTGCGAGATAAGATTAAGAACTATGAACTGTTGCGTATGAAATTGCATGTGAAAATGGTGATTTCAGGGACCAAGTTTCATTATGGTCGCGCTTTAGTTTCTTACAATCCGTACACTGTAAGTGATCAGGTAACTGTGAGCAGGAATTTTATCCTTCAGGATTTGATTCAAGCTTCACAGAAACCTCATTTCTTTCTCAATCCAACGAAGAATACTGGAGGCGAATTGTGTCTTCCTTTCTTTTGGCCCAAGAATTACCTCAGTATTCCTGATGCCGATTGGAATGACATGGGTGAGATTGTCATTTCATCGTTTGGAAACCTTTTGCATGCTAATGGTGGCAATGATCCTATTACCATCACAACATACATTTGGGCTGAAGACGTGGTACTCACAATTCCTACATCCTCTAATCCACCTCTTGTTTCACAGAGTGGTAGGCGTGGGAAGCGTGTTAATGCCAAAGATCAAGGAAATGCCATCAATTCGAATGATGAGTATGGTCAGGGTATTATTTCGAAACCTGCGGCAGCAGTTGCGAAAGCAGCTGGTGCACTGTCGAATTTGCCAGTTATTGGTCCTTACATGACTGCGACTCAAATTGGAGCAAATGCTACCAGTCGTATTGCACAAATGTTTGGATATTCAAGGCCAAATATCATTACTGACATTCAACAGTTCAAACCAATGCCTGCTGGAAATCTTGCGAACACTGATGCTGCTGATGCTGCTCTGAAGCTTACTTTGGATAGCAAGGCAGAATTATCTGTGGATTCACGTACAGTGGGTTTGGATGGAACTGATGAAATGGGTATTCTTGATTATGTGAAGCGAGAATCTTATTTGACTCAGTTTTCTTGGACTCCAGATGCTGGTCCGGACACTTTGTTGTGGAACACGCGAGTGTTGCCAATGCAGCTCGACAACATTAATGGAGAAATTCATATGACTCCATTGGCTCACATGGCCAGTGTTTTCGAGCGGTGGCAAGGTTCGCTTAAGTTCCGATTTCAGATTGTCAAAAGCGATTTTCACAAAGGTCGCATTTTGGCGAGGTGGGATCCGAACCAGTTCACATCAAGCGTTGATTACAATACCAATTATTCCAGAGTTATTGATATCGCCGAAACAGACGATTTCGAAATTGTGGTTGGTTGGGGCCAATCTGTTCCATGGTTGAGTTGTGGGCAGCCTTATGACACTGGATCGAATTTTTCCAGTGCTGCAAGGTTGCTTAACAATTTAGGCCAAGGAAATGGAATTTTGGAATTGGTTGTTCTCAATGATCTTGTGTGTCCTAGCATTGACGCACCCATTAGTATCAATGTCTTTGTTTCTGCTTGTGACGATTTCAAGTTGGCAGCGCCCGGCAACAATGACCTTAGTGGTTTTCATTTGTGGCCCGCGCCTTTGCCATCGCAGAGTGGAAACCCCAATGTTGAAACTGGGGATACCACTATGTCTGACAAACCAACTTCTCCGTCTGAAATGATGTCGATTGCCAGTAAATCAGATCAAGAAGATGCCACTTACCTAGTGTACTATGGTGATCCTCCGTGTTCCATCAGAGAATTATGCAAGCGCTATTGTTTTACTCGCTATTGGTATCCAACCAAAGCTAATGTAGACACGATGCGCATCAATGGTCTGAGGAACAAAAATTTACCATATCACACGGGTTATGATCCTTATGGAATTGATATTGCTCAGGATGCTGATACACCCTTGACGGTGGGAGCTACTGCTTTCCATTCGTGGTTCTTGCCAGCGTATGCTGGTTACCGCGGTGGAATGCGGAAGAAGTTCTATTTTTCCACTTCGAATTCCATTGATTATTCTCCCATGGTTTCCAGGGATGAGTATTATAGCACGGGAAATGGAACTTTCTTCAATTCTGAGGTTCCTGCGGCTGCAGGGAGATCAGTAATTCAGAAGTTTTTGTCTTCTAGGTGGAATAGCATGTCAGGAAGTGGATCTGCGGCGACAAATTTAGGCATTAATGATACTCTTGAAGTTGAATTGCCTTATTATCGTCCAGATCGTTTTGCTGCGGCAAGAGCCACTTCTGCTCAATATTTGCAATGTAATTCACACAATGTTAGGACTCTTGATGTGACCTACGCTGGTCAAGGCTCGAACATTCTCACTGATTTCACAATTTTTCAACAGCATGATGCTGTGGCAGAGGATTTCTCGTTATTTTTCTTCACGGGTGTGCCCATTTATTATGAGTACACTCTCAACGAGCTTTCCTAGTGTTTCAATTTACACCGCGTACGGTCGGTTAATACCGTACAGGGTTGCAGGAGCCATAATTCCTGCGGAG